GACCATCAACATGAATGCGACCGTGCAAAGCAAGCACTCGATCAGAAATTTTACTAATAGTTCTATTCCCATATTATTGCCTCGCGGGTTGTGGGGCGCTTGGGGAAGCCCCGGCGTCCTTAACTCCCTCCGCCTTAGTTCCCGGCCCTTGATTGCTACCCGGTCGTTGATTCGCCGGTTTGTTTTGCGTGATTCCCTTATTCGCCATCTCCTGAGCCATCGCAACAGCCTGTATCTGCTGCTGTTGACGCATAATTTGCTTCGCCTGTTGCATCTTAATGGTCTCTTGAACGTGCTCTTGCAATAGCGCCCGCGCCTCTGGCGTCAACGTCTCTTGTAGCTTCGTATCTGCCATGAACACCGCGTGAACTTGCAAATGTTCATCTTGATTCTCACTCATCGTTGGGCCTTTGGGCTTTTGACCTGCGGCCATTTGATGATTTTCTACGTTGGGTGGGTCGCTCATCGGGCCGGTATCCGGCTCGTGCAACGGAACGCCGTTGTAGTGAAATAGCTTAAAGATTTTGTCCATTGCCATTTTAATGGTATCTGGACCAACAATCCCCATTTGAATGAGCAATTGATTCAACAGCAACGACAACATATCCATCGCGAGTTGGCGCTGGAGTTGTTCGTTGATTTGCTGTAAGTTCGCGGTTAGACGGAGGAGGATTTTTCCTTGCAATCGGTCTTTTTCAAATCGTTTTGTGATTTCGACACCTCCAGCGCCGCCCGCTCTAAAAATGCGCTCACGTGGTCCATATTGCTGATAAAGGCCAAGTATTCGGTGTAGTTCTTCCTTGAGACTCCTAACAAATCCTTCGACGATGTCCTCTGTCCTGAGGTCAAGCGCCGAAGCAGTCCCGACGAATTCGCTAGCCGACTGGCGCTTTGATGTAAACTGTCCAATAGCTGGGTCGGTAAGTCCGGCTTGTTCTCCTGCATATCGTTTGACAAGTTGTTCCTCCTGAAAACTGAATGTTGGTCGCCAGTTTGTTTGAGGGAAGTTTACGCCTTGGGGGTCGGCTACGGGGAACAATTTGCCGGGCTCGATCTTTATGATGCCTTGTTTGAATCCAGCGGTGGCTTTGTAGAACCCAAAAGGTACGTTCGTGAGCAAACCGGCGTCGAGTCTTTGATTATGAATGGCGTCCATTTCAGCTTGGGAATTATGAACCCACTCCGCGAGTCCCATACTGAAAAAGCGTCCCGGCTCTTTAATAAAGTCGTATTTGATTGCGCTTCGTTTTCCATCTTTGTTTAAGTCCTCAATGCGTTGTACGCGAAGTATCTTTTTCGGGCGTACGGCATACCAAACGACCCACTGTTGAGCTTTGGCAAGAAGGGATTGAATGCCGTAAATGTCATCGGTGGTTTTGGCGCCGTGCCACCAACCTTCCCATTTGTAAATTTCGAGCCATCGGCGCTTGGGGTTGTTGGGACCGCTATCGGTTGAGTCCGTACCTTCTTCGGAATCTTGCTCGCGCGTTTGTTCGCGCTCGATGTAATCGCCGACTTTTACGTCGGCCATGCCGAAGATGCGCTTGTTTTCTTCTTCGCCGTAGTCGATGAAGAATTTATCATCAAGAGCTTCGCGGTACATTTGTTCATCGGCCCATAGGCGATAACCAAAGAACGGAAGGGTGTCAACAGTTGCAGCTGAGTTGACTACCGCGAGGTCTTCGAGATTGAGGCAATGATTCTTAACCCCGTTGAAGATGACTTCGCGGCGCCAAATATCCGCCACGAGCTTCGGCATCTCGCCATCTTCCATGCAAATGGAAAACACAATGCGAGCATCTTCGAGGTTGTTTGGACCTACGAGTTTATAGACGCCGGGGCGCTTTTCGTCGCCGATGATTATGGGGACGTCCTTACCCCACGCCGATTTATCGGCGAGAATCTCTTGCTTGCCCTTCTCGATGAGTTCGGTAATCCCGGCTGGCTCGTTGTCCTCGTCGAGATTAAGGATTTCCCAATCGCGCTTGGAATGCAAGAAACGCGTTTCGTTCTTGTACGTAGGCACGGACAAGCCAATACCTGTAATGAGCGTATTATGGATGATGTCTTCAAAATGCTCTTTGAGGTGAACAATCTCGCGTAGTTCCCACTCGAACCACTGGTTCATCTCGCCAAGAGCTTCGGCGTCGAGTTGCTCGTCAATCTTGAATACTTCGGTAATCTTCTCCCCGCCAAAGATTGCTTTGATGATGCGCCCCTTCATCGTCTCGACCATTGACGAGGTGAGGGGAACGCGGATGTTGCTGGCGCCCTCAAACGGAAAATTTTTATTTTCCTTCGTTCCGCGCCAATTCTTCATCATCTCAAGCATATTGGTCTTGAAAGGACGTAGAACTGATTCGGAATCGGCGAAGTCGTTTTCTATCCACTGACCGAGGGCGTTGGCTTCTTCGTCGGACAACTTTATATCGCCCGGTCCCCCATTTTTGCCACGACGAATTAGCGCCGCGTACAACGCGCCTTCGTCGATGACTTTAACGGGAACTTTCCCGTTAGTTGGTATAGGGGTTGCCTGAGCCACGCAATTCCTCGTTCATTAGGTCAAGTGGTTCGATTTCGCCTTGTAATGCTTCGTAACCAATCATCCCGTCGTGTAGGGCAACGGCGACGTAGCGGATGATATCGGGAAAGTCTTTGTGTTTCTCTTTGGGCTTCTCCTTTAAGCCACGTTCGAACCTACTACCTCTAGCCCAGTCCTCCCAAGTGTACCTGTCGAGGCAGTAGATTGGTCCGTCTTTTCCTTGACATGACTCCATGAAGAACATACGAATGGGTTCGTCAAACATTTCTCGCACCACGAAATGTCCGTGTGCGAGGTCGTCATTTCCAAGGAGAACGCTGTATTCATGTTCCTCAAACGCCGTTTGCCACGACTGGCCATCTATCTGTTGCGCCGCGAACCTATTTGGGTCACCAATCACTAAGCGTGTGGGTGCTTTGTGCGTTGCTTCCCGCTCGGCTAAGGCTTTGAAGATTGCCTTCGTACTACCGGACGGAATCATCGCATAATCGAACCAAAGCAAGTTATTGTCCGGCGTTATATATGCCCACGCGCAATAAATCGGCTTGCGTTCGTGAGGGTCTACGCCGAGAACGACGGGCCACGGTTTGTCAGTAAGAGGGTTCCACGGTGGCTCGAGTTGTTCGATGATAAACGGCGATGGGCGCCGAGACTTAAAATTGGGATATATCGCCCCTGAGAGCGTCGTTGGCTTGCCCCAAATTCGAATTGCTCGCTCCTCGTCGGTGAGCAATGCGGCAAAATTCTCACGGGCGGTAGCGTCGAGCCAGTTGTTGTCGTACATAGTGGCTTCGTAGACGCGCACGAAGGGTTGGTTGACTTCGTCGTATAACCACGTTTCGGCGAGAAGTGTCGCCGTAATGAGCAACATACCCTTCGTGGCGACCAACCCACGAAAGATTGCAGTATAAATATCACGAGGAGGCGGCTCGTCGCACCATACAACATCGTAATCTTTCCCTTCGGCCTTTTCGTAGCCTTGGTCGTAGGTGCGTAAATAAATGACAGAGCCATTCTTATGTTGCACTCGTGTCAAATTACCCGATGGCCCTTTTACGACGTCGAGTATGTAGCGTTTCATCCAAGAGGCATACGTGGGGACGATAGCCTCTTCGTGCGTCAAAAAGTCCTCACTAAAAAAGCACAGTCTCTTAGGCCGTGGCGTAATCCACGGATTATGTGGCTTCCTAGCGACAGACCCCTCGCCACCCCCCACCCCCCAAAGCATACGACCTTCCGACACTTCGCCGCAGACTATCGCGCCACCAGTGGTCTTACCAGTTTTGTTCGCCGCAAAGAAATATCTCCCCTGTATGTTGGGGTCAGAGTTAGTCATAAACTCCCTCTGACCCCCTGAGTCGGCGGGACGGAAGAAACGTACAGGGTCGTCGGCCACGAGCTGTTCGAGCTCTTGCTTGCGCGTCGCGACACGTAGCAGCTGGTCTTTCGTCATGGTCAACAAGACTTCCTGTGAGGGGAGCAACCGGGCTACAGTCTTTTGGACGTAGCTTGGCGGCAAACGAGAAGGAAGCTTGTTGTACCAAGTCGTTTTCATTGCGCGTTAGTTCTTACCCGATGACGAAGGCGGAGTTACGGGAGGCGTCACGGGAGGTGTTACCGGAGGAGCCGGCGGTACGACCTGAATCACAGACGGCGTTCCGGGGATAATCTCAATTCCACCAGCGGCGCCGGCTTGGACGGTCACCGGCAACGTAAACGCGAACGGCCCAAGCGAGCCATCACCCCACGTCGCGGTTGCGGTCACATTCGCAACTCCGAGCGGGCCTGCGGCGGCGACGGGAAATGTCATACCAATCGGCGGGCCGACAGTGAGCACGGACGGATTGTCGCTTGTGGGCGCGGGCGTAAGTGATGCCACGGCGGAAATATCGACCGGGTTCCCTACTGCATCGACGCCTGATACTGTAAATGTATCATCATCGTTGTCGAACATTACGAAGCTCGAAATGAGCGACCCCTTCGCGTGCAACGTGGCCTTTTTTACCGCGTTGGGGTTCTTTGACAATCTTACTTGAACAACTCCCATATCACTATCTCCTTGTTTGGTTGCGGGCGTTCCCGGATTTATTTCTATACCCACTACGGGCGGTTTCTCGGTGTTTTTACGAATTGCGGCGACATCGGTAGCAATTTCTTCCAGAACTCGCAGCACTTTACAGTAAAATTCGTCTTCAAGCATCGTTTATCTCGAAATGGGCATCCAAACCCACGTCTTGACGAGGCCCGGCGTTGCGTGGGCGCCGCACGTCTTGAGCGCGTCAACCATTGCAACATATTCTGCATAGTTCTTGAAATGTTGTTTGTGCTCATTTGGCATATACCGTTTGAGCACGCCCTCGCATTCAGGTTTGTAGTGGATAACGTGCGTGTCGTAGTCGCCAGAACGCACTCGTGTAATAGGAAAGTTACCCGCCATAAAGATTACGACAGATACAAACAGGGCTACAAACCCTATCGCTACGAATTTAGTCATGGATTGCGGTACAATCAATCTCTGCACATGAAGCGGATGGCGTGGCGCCCGCAGATACGATTCCTACTACGAGCGAGTTGGACGCTTTGACGATTGACA